GAGGAAGGACGAGCGGCCGTTCGTCGCGGCCGACTTCGTCCCGTTCGTCCCGTATGTCGACGACGGCGCGCCGGCGCCGGCCGCGGCCGCGGCGAAGGAGCAACCGGCACCGGACCTTGAGGCGCGATTGATCGCTCGGCTCCAGGCGATCGGCGAGCACAACCGTGGCGAGCGCGAGCGAGAGGAGGGACGGCCATAGCTACCGCGTCGTTCATCCTCGACATGGTCGCGACACACGCGAAGTTCACGAGCGACCTCAACACCGCGGAGGCGGCCAGCCGCTCGGCGGCAACGCGGATCGCGTCCTCCTTCCGCGCCGTCGACAACGCCGCGCAAGGGATCTCGCGCGGCCTCACGCTCTTGAAGACCGCGCTCGGCGTCGACCTCATCATTCGCGGCTTCGACCTGATCATCAAAAAGCCTCTCGAGCTCGCCGACAACATCGACGAAATGGCGCAACGCCTGGGCGTCTCGACGGACCGGCTCCAGGAGCTCTTGCACGCGGCGACGGTCACGGGCGCCAGCATTGAGGACCTCGAGGTCGGCCTCCGCAACTTGAACCGCCGGCTCGGCGAGGCCGGCGCCGGCGAGCGGAGCGCGGTCGATCTCTTCAAGCGGATGGGGATCTCCCAGGCGCAAGCGTCCGCGCTCGAGCTCGGCGACGCGCTCGACGTCGTCGCCGACAAGCTCGCGAAGACCTCGAACGAGCAAGAGCGGACGCGGCTCGAAATGGAGCTCTTCGGGCGGAGCGGCACCAAGCTCCATCCGATGCTCGCCGAGGGCGCCGCGGGCCTCAAGAAGTACGGCGACGAGGCGCGCCGGCTCGGCCTGGTCATGGACGAGAGCATGATCCAGAAGGCCGGCAAGGCGAACGATCAACTCGACGTGCTCGCGCGCGTGATCAAGGTCAACCTGGCGACGGCGATCGCCGAGTTCACGGCGAGCGACGACTTCGCGAAGTGGTTCCAGCGCGCGGCGGAGGCGGGCCGCGGGATGATCGAGGTCCTCAAGCAGCTCGGCGTGCTCGAGAAGACGCCGGAGGACAAGATCAAGGACCTCCGCGCGGAGATCGAGCGGCTCGAAAAGGGGATGGCGCGGATCTCCAAGGGCGACACGCTCGGCGACCGGATCAATCGCTTCTTCGGCCACGACACGAACCAGAAGGGCCGCGTCGAGGAATTGAAGAAGCAGATCGACGCGATCCTTGAGGCCGAGGCGATGAAGCCTCCGCCGCCGCCGGACAACAAGAAGCGGACGCCGGTCGGGCCGACGCCGGAACAGCTTCGCGCGCTCGACGACTTCCGCGACAAGTTCAAGGACGCGACGACGACGAACGCCGCGGAGAAGGCGATCCAGGGAGTCGTCCGTGAGGCGGCGAAGCTCGCGGAGACCGCGCCGCTCCTCACCGGCCAGATCGACGAGATTACGGGCGCGTGGATCGAGTTCATCGAAGCGCAGGACCGCGCGCGCGTCCTCCTCGAGGCGTACGGAAAGATCCAGGACAGCACGGCGCAAGGCTTCGAGGAGAGCACGAAGCTCCAGGGCGAGATCACGCAAGGCTTCAAGGACGTCGAGCGCGCCCTCGAGGACGTCGACCGGCGCGCGTTCCTCACGGCCGAACCGTTCGACCTGATCGGCGAGAAGATCGGCGTGATCTCGAGCGCTCTCCCGAAGCTCGCGGAGTTCCTCCCGGTCGACGATCCGCGCCTCCTCGAACTGAAGAAGCAACTCGAGGACCTCGCGCGCCTTCGCCGCGAGCTCGCTGACGTCAACGAGAACGTCACGACCGACATGGGCGGCGTGACAGGGACGCGCGAGGCCGTCGCCGAGAGCGAGAAACCGCTCGACGACCTCCGGGACCAGATCTCGCTGATCGACAAGCAAGCGAAGCTCTTCGGCGATACCTGGGGCGGCGTCGGGACGACGATCGACGCGACGGCGATGAAGATCGACGCGACGACGGCCGCCATGAAGAAGATGCTCGAGGAAGGCGTCGATCCTGCGGATCCGAAGCTCCAGCAATTGAAGACGCGCCTCGAGGAGCTCGAGCGGACGAAGTCGATCGGCGACGCCTTCCGCGATCTCTTCGGCGCGATCGACTCCTCGATCACGCGCTCGGTGACGGGCGTGATCCAGGGCACGACGACGATGAAGGACGCCTTCCGCAACCTGGGCCAGTCGATCGCGCTCGCGTTCTTCGAGAACGGCGTGAAGCGAGCGGTCGATCTTTCGATGAAGGCAGTAAAGGACTTCCTCGACTGGATGGAGACGACCGGCCTGATCAAGAAGGGGATCGGCCTCGTCCTGGGTCTCTTCGGCGCGGGCTCCGGCGCCGCGGGCGCGAGTGGAGGCGGCAATACGGGCGTTGGACTCGGCGGCGGCGGCGCCGACTTCACGCTCCCGGCGTTCGCGAAGGGAGGCGTCGTCAAGGCGCGGCCAGGAGGCCGGCTCATCATCGCGGGCGAGGCCGGCCAGGACGAGGCGATCGTCCCGCTCACTCGCCTGGGCGGATCCGGCGAGATCACCGTCCAGATCATCAACCAGACCGGCGTCGCGGCCGAAGGATCCGCGCAGGAGACGACGGGCCCCGACGGCCAGCGCATGCTCCAGGTCTTCGTCACGCGCGCGATGAAGGAGGCCTTCAACACGGGATCCATGGATCCCACCATGCGGAACCTCTACCGGCTCACGCGGGCGGGAGTGTCGCGGTAATGCCTACCTGGCCGGTCTCCGTGCCGAAGAAGATCTTGTACGAAGGCTTCGAGGGCGCCTTCCCGTCTCGAGCGATCGAGACGCAAATGGACACGGGCCCGATGAAGGTCCGGCCGCGCTTCACGGCCGCGCCGGAACCGTACCGCGGGAAGCTCGTCCTCACGACCGCGCAGTTAAACGACTTCTATACGTTCTTCGAGACGACGCTCGGCGGAGGCGCGCTCGTCTTCGACGGCCTTCCGCACCCGCGCACCGGCGCCGCGGTCAATCACCAATTCTCGAAACCGTCGGAGCCTCCGAAGTACCGCAAGCTCACGGCCGGCGTGTGGGAGATCGAGGTCGCGCTCCAGGTCATGCCATGAGGAACATCACCAACACGCTCCGCGCCGCGATCAACGCCTCCGCGACGGACCAGGTGATCCTCGTCCTTCTGACGATGGCGCATCCGTCGCTCGCGTCGACGCAACGCTTCGTGAATAACTGGACGAACGTCGTCTCGCGCGGGGAGACCTTCGTCGCCTTCCCGTTCGACGTCACGCTTCCCGACGACCGCGACGACGAGATCGTCCGGATCCGCCTCGTGATCGACAACGTCGACCGCGCGATCACGGCCGCGATCCGCTCGATCACGTCGCCGCCGACGTTCTCGCTCGAGGTCGTGCGCGCGGCCGCGCCAGATACCGTCGAGGCCGGACCGTTCTCGTGCACGCTCCGTAACGTCCAGTACGACGCGCTCACGGTCTCCGGGGACCTCACCTTCGAGGACATTCTCGACGAGCCCTATCCTCAGTGGGCATTCACGCCGGCGCACTTCCCAGGTCTCTTCAAGTGAGTATCCTCACCATCGGTGAGACCTGGACGGCGCCGGCCTGGATCCGGACGTACTTCGACCTTCCCTGGAAGGAGGACGGCCGCGATCGGGACGGCGTGAATTGTTGGGGCCTGGTCGCGTTGATCTACGCCGAACGCTTCGCGATCGCGCTCGAGCACGTCGGGACGGACGCCGCCGGCGGCCAGGTCGAGACGATCACGGACGGCGAGCGCGTCTCCGGCCGATGGCTCGAGGTCGATCGCCGCCGGCCGCGCTTCGGCGACGTGATCCTCCTCCGCCCGATGGGCCACTATCACGTCGGCCTCGTCGTCGAGCCGGGAATCTTCCTGCACGTCAACCGCGGCCGGCCGAGCGCGGCCGCGCGGTACGACGGCTTCGGATGGAGCGCGCGCGTCGTGAGCGTGCAGCGGTACGCCGGCCTCTCCGATGCGGCCGTCCTCGAGGCGCTCGCGGCGTGACGACCTCGACCGCGCTCGCTCCGCGCACCGTCGAGGCCGAGCTCGTCGACGACCAGGTCCTCGTCGGCTACGTCCACGTTCGCGTCCTTCGGAGCCCGTTCTCGCTCGAGGCGGAGGACCTCGAGATCCCCGAAGGCCTCACGCTCGCGGCGATCGCCGACGAAGTGCGTTTAGACGAGTGGGCCGGCGCGACGGCGACGATCGACGGCGCGCGTGTGCCGCGCGAGTGGTGGGCGCGCGTGCGGCCGCGCGCAGGGCATTACGTCTTCCTCCGCGCGTTGCCGGCCGGCGGAGGCGGCGACGACAACAAGGGCATCTTCCAGATCATTCTCGGCGTGATCATGATCGTCGTCGGCGTCGTGCTCGCGGTCTTCGGGTACGGCATCGGGACGCCGCTGATCACGATGGGGATCGGGATGCTCGTCGGCGGCATCACGTCCTTGCTCATGCCTCCGCCGCAGATGCCGAAGATCAAGGAGAACGCCGGCGGGACGCTCGACCAGCCGGTATTCAGCATCACCGGCGCGCGCAACCAGGCGAACCTCTACGGCACCGTGCCGGAGGTCCTTGGCCGGCACCTGATCTATCCGCCGTACGGCGCGCTTCCGTACACCGAGCTCGTCGGCTCGGATCAATACCTCCGCCTCCTCTTCGTGCTCAAGGGCCCCGTCGCGATCGAGTCGCTCAAGATCGGCGAGACGCTCGTCGCGAACCTCCCGGACGTCGAGCTCGAGATCCGTCAAGGCCTCCCAGGCGATACGCCGGTCACGCTCTACACGAACACCGTCGTCCAGGAAGAGCTCTCCGTCTCGCTCGGCGACGGCGTGCAGAGCATTCGCACGACGGAGCCGGACACGGACGAGATCTCCGTCGACTTCGTCTGGCCGCAAGGCCTCGTTCAATTCGATCTCCAGGGGAACAAGCTCCACGCGGCCGCGACGATCGAGGTCCTCTACCGTCCGACGAGTGGCGGCGCCTGGACGAACGTCGGCGGCGCCTTCGTCGACAACCGCGCGGCGACGATCCGGCACGGGATCCGCTGGACCGTGATCCGCGATCAATACGACGTCGCCGTCCGGCAGCTTGACGGAGGCGCCGAGCTCAACGCCGACTCCCGCGCGCCGATCTTCAATATCGCCGTGTGGACGACGATCCGCTCGATCAAGAGCGTCCCGCCGATCTCCGCGGCGATGATCTCCGCCGGCCTCGCCGTAATCGCCATGCGGATCAAGGCGACGGACCGGCTCAATGGAGTGATCGACTCGCTCAACCTGATCGCGACGTCGATCGTCCCGGACTACGACGCCGGGACGCTCTCCTGGATCACGCGCGCGACGCGGAATCCGGCCTCGCTCTATCGTCACGTCCTCCAGGGCAACGGCAACGCCCGCGCGCTCCCGGATCCGCGGCTCGACCTCACCGCGATCGAGGCCTGGCACGGCGACTGTGTGACGACGGAGCGGACCTTCGACTTCGTCGTCGAACAGAAGAGCACGGTCAAGATGATCGCGGACCAGATCTGCGCGATCGGGCGCGCGACCGTCGGCACCGTCGACGGCCGCTTCGGCGTCGTGCGCGACGTCCCGCAGTCAATTCCCGTCGGCCTCTATAACCAGCGCAACACGCGCAACTATCGCGGCACGAAGGCCTTCCGCGATCTTCCGCACGCGGTCCGCGCGCAATTCATTTCGCCGGATGACCAGTGGCAACTCGGCGAACGCTTCGTGTATTGGGACGGCTACAACGCGGACGGCTCCGGCGGCCTGATCGCGGCCTCGAAGTTCGAGGCCGTGCAATTCATCGGATGCACGGAACCCGAGCTCGTGCACAAGCTCGCGCGCTACCACCTGGCGGCCGCGTACCTCCGGCCGGAGATCCATGAGTTCGAGGTCGACGTCGAGCATTTGCAGAACACGCGCGGCGACCGGATCGCCTTCTCGCACGACGTCCCGCTCTTCGGCCAGGGAGGCGGCCGCGTGAAGAGCATCACCGTCAACGGCTCCGGCCAGGCGACGACCGTCACCGTCGACGAGCCAATGACGATGACGGCCGGGAGCTACGGGATCAAGTACCGGCGCTCGAGCGACGGCGTGATCGTCGCGCGCCAGGTCGTCACCGTCGCCGGCACGTTCTCGACGTTCACGTTCTCGAGCGCGGTCCCGGTCGGCAGCAATCCGGCGCCGGACGATCTCTTCTCCTTCGGCACGCTCACGAGCGAGACGATCGACGGGATCATCATCCGGATCGAAATGCTCCGCGATCTCGCGGCGCGGATCGTCATGGTCGATTACGCGCCAGGCGTCTACAACGCCGACACGGGGCCCGTGCCTCCGTACGATCCCCAGATCACGCTCCCGCCAGAGCTCCAGATCCCGCCGGCGCCGCGGCCGGACGGCCTCGCCTCGCGCGGGATCTCCGCCTTCCGCACGGTCCAGGGCACGCTCGGCGCGACGGCGACGCTTCACTTCACGATCCCGCAGACGACCGTCCCGATCGTCGGCGCGCGCGTCGAGGGAGGGTATCGCCTGAGCGGCGCCGCGATCCCGTGGACGCCGGCGACGCCGGTCTCCGCGGAGTTTCAAGAGATCGTGTACGCGCCGCTCGAGGCCGGCCGCACGTACGACCTTCGCGTCCAGACCGTGTCGGCGACGAACCGCGCGAGCGGATGGGTCTACATCACCGGCGTCGAGATTCCGAATCCGCCGATCGGCACCTTCTACGACCTGATCCCGACGCCGAACGGCTACGCCGCGGTGATCGCCGGCCAGATCCCGCGCTTCGGTCCGCCGATCGTGACGGGCCTCCGCTTGGCGAATCCCGTCACGGACAACCCGAACGACACAGACTTCTTCGGCCGCGACGCGAAATGGATCTGGAACGCGGTCACGCTCAACCCAGGCGTCGGACCGGCCGAAGACGACATGACGCAGGACGCTTCAATCCGGGACTACGTCGTCCAGATCTGGACCGGCGGCGTCCTCCGGCGTTGGGGCGTTTACACGCAGACGCCTGGCTACACGTACTCATGGGAAATGAACGTCGAGGACCATCGGCCGAACGGGCCGAGCCGGTCGATCGAGATCCGCGTCTGGGCGCGATCGCACGACGGCTCCGTCTCGCGCGAGCCGGCGATCCTCGTCGTGCAGAATCCGGCGCCGGACATGAGCCAGATCGCGCCGGTCGTGACGCCGCTCGTCGACGCGGCGATCGCGGACTGGACCGCGTTCTCGCCGACGGATCACGACTTCGAGAGCTACCTCGTGCGCGTCTCGCCGATCAATCCTCCGCTCGAGGAGTTCGATCGACGCTCGCCGGTGCAGCGGAGCGTGATCATTCCCGACCTGGCGCACGGGACGACGTACTACCTCCAGGTCGTCCCGTTCGACGCCTTCGGCGAAGGGATCGGCTCGGTGATCGTCGAGATCATCCCAAAGAGCGCGGCCGAGGTCTTCCGCTTCTTCCAGCGCGATATCCAGGTGACGGGGATCGTCTTCTCGTTCGACGAGGCGACGAACGTGATCTCGTGGACGGCCGGCACGCTCGCCGACGTCGACGACGACAACAACATCCGGACGACCGCGATCACGGCCGGCTCCGCGACGTGGACGGGCGGCACGCTCTTTATCTCGTGGCTACTCGGCGCTGGTCACTTCGACGCGATCGCCGATCCGGTCGCGGCGATCGTCGTCGGTCGCGCGACCATGGCCGTCTACAACGGCGGCCGGAACATGGTCGTCACCTTCGGGAAGGCGACGGTCCACGGTCAAGACATTCTCGCGAACACGATCGGCGCCGCCCAACTCATCGCGAACCAGGTCCTCATCACGGGATCCGCGCAGATCGCGCACGCGATCATCGACTCGTTCCACCTCAAGGACGGGACGATCGACAACGTCCATATCAAGAACGAGGCCGTCGACAACTCGAAGATCAAGAAGGCGACGATCACGTTCGCGGAGATCGCCTTCGCCGCGATCAAAGGCTTCAACCTGGGCGAGGGCGAGATCGACTCCGTCCATATCAAGTTCGCCGCGATCGACGAGGCGAAGATCAAGAACCTCGCGGTCAAGAACGCCGCGATCGACAACCTCGCGATCAACGGCCGCACCGTCACGCCTGGCTCGATCACGACCTCGCTCCGCCAGAACGTGAACATCGCGGTCGCGAGCGTCAACGGCCAGAACCTCGTCACGTTCACGCACAACCTGGGATTCATCCCGCTCGTGACGTGGCAATGGATCCACCAGAACGGAACCTTCTGCACCTGGCTCTACGAGTGCGACGAGACGAAGTTTACCGTCGCGCTCTCGCATCCGTCGGCGCCGATCTTCGCGATCGGGACGCTCGTCTTCAAGTATTGGTGAGGAGGACCTCCATGCTCGGACGTCGTTCGTTCCTGGCCGGCCTCGCCGGTCTCGCTTCACTCGTCACGCTTCCTCGAGCTCCTCGCGCGGCGCCGGCGCCCGAGCGCGTGTGTGCGTGTCCGCCGAGCCTCCTCACGCCGCCGGCGGCCGGCCGCGTCGACATGATGACGGCGCGCGTCGACCTCGAGGACGGCCGCGCCGTGCTCGAGCACCGGCTCGGCGTGATCCCGTGCGTCCAGTGGCAGCTTGCCGGCGCCGGCGCCGCGGTCGCGTACCTCGAGCACGTCGACGCGGAGCGCGTCGTCGTGCGCGCGATCAACCCGACGAACGACGAGCCCGTCCGCGGGACTGTGCGGCTCGCGCTCTGGTGATCGCGGCGTGTGGGGATACGTCCTCTTCGTGCCGAAGGAAGACGATCCCGAGGTCTACGTGTACGAGAGCGTCAACGTCTGGGGGACGAGCGAGCTCGACTTCACGCCGCAGGCCTGTCCATTCGAGCACGCGCTCTGCGAGGAACACCCCGGCCGCGTCTACATGATCACGAAGGAGGCCGGCGATCGCTTCGTGAAGCGGTACGTCGCGGCGGCCATGGCCGCGGGTGCATCGAGGCCGTACGTCCGCCTCGTGCCTGGCGGCGTCACGTTCGACGGCGAGCTCTGCCTCGTGCTCCGGCCGTTCCTCTTCGACGGCCTCGAGTACCTGGACCTTCCCGGCGAGGACGACGCATGACGGCCGAGCAGATCGCCGCGGCGACGCTCCTCGAGCTCCGCGATCGCTACGTCGCGAACGTCGAGCTCTCGAAGGACATGGTCGGCACGCTCTATCCGTCGATCCTCCGGGACGAGAACCTCCGGATCGTCGACGAGTGCGTCGCGCGCACTGGCTACCATCCGAATTTGCTCGCGGAGAAGGGTCTCGTCTGATGGGACAGTACCCTTTCGGCGGATACGGCCAGGCGACGCCAGGCGGAGACGGCCAGGCGATCGTGCACGTAACGAACCTCAACAACTCCGGCGCCGGCTCGCTCCGCGAGGCCATGAGCGCGGGGAACCGGACGATCGTCTTCGACGTCGCCGGCGATATCGTGCTCTCCGACTTCCTCTTCCAATTCGGGCACCACGTCACGATCAACGGCTTCACCGCGCCGGCGCCTGGGATCACGCTCCGCAACCGCGGTATGTCGTTCCGCGGCGACGTGACGCACGGATGCCATGACGTGATCATCCGCGGGATCCGCGTCCGCGACTCGCAGGATCCGCTGATCGTCCAGAGCGGCGACGGCTTCCAGTTCTTCGACGGGATGCACAACTTCGTGCTCGACCATTGCTCCGCGTTCAACTCCCAGGACGGGAATTGCGACGTGAGCGGATTCAGCGGTCAGCCGCTCCGGTTCAGCCACGACGGGACGCTGTGCTGGAACATCCTGGGTAAGGGCGACCTCGTGAAGAACAGCTTGATCGCCTACAACGTGAGGAACCTCACCGCGCACCACAACCTCTATCACGGCAGTCTGAGCAGGAATCCGCAAGTGAAAGAGGACGACGCCGGCGGCGCCGTTCCGGCCGGCGAGCTCACGCTCGACTTCGTCAACAACGTGCGGTGGGGATGGAAGAAGGGCGTCGGGACGTACATCCAGAAGGGCGCGCGCGTCAACTACCGGCGCAACTACGGATACGCGACCAACAAAGGCGACGACTATCAGGACCTCGTCACGGAGCCCGTCGACGGGCATCCGCTCCTCGCTGACAAGAGGACGCATGTCTACTCGAACGGAAACTTCAACCTCGAGGGATTCAACGTCGACGCGATGGGCGACGATCCAACACCGCAAGGGACGGGCGTCCCATCGATCGGGGCCGAGGACGACGTCTCCGCCGGCGCGGATCTCATTCGGTACGTGATCGCCTTCGCGGGACCTCGCTTCCCGACGAAGGCGAACCCGTCCGGCCTCGACCTCACCGACCAGCGGCTTATCGACGAGATCGTCGGCGAGCTCTTCCGACGGATGGCATAGGGAGCCACGCATGAGCCAGTACCTCATCGGCAACGCGAAGGTCGCCTCGCTCGCGCCGCCGAATACTCCGCCGGCCTTCGTCGTCGGCGGCGCCGGCAACGTCGACGTCGGCGATCACCGCGTCGCGATGACGTTCGTCAACGCCTTCGGCGGCGAGACGCTATGCGGCGCCGACGTCTTGATCACGATCTCGACGAGCGCGAAGACGGTCACGCTCGACGACGCGCCGCTCGGACCGGCCGGCACGACGAAGCGGAAGTTCTACGCCTCGAAGATCGGCAACCCGTCGGGGCCGAAGTTTCTGATCGGCGAGCTCTCCGACAACACGACGACCGACGGCTTCGTCTACAACGTCGCCGACTCCGCGCTCGGCGTGCAGGCGCCGACGACGAACAAGTACGGGACGGCCGCGGTCGAGCTCACGAACGGCGGTATCACCGGATCGTGGGCGGGGAAGCTCTTCAAGTTCCAGGGAGAGTCGGCCTGGTTCCAGATCGCCTCCGTCCAGGACGACAAGCACTTCGCGCTCTCGTCTGGTTACACCGGATTGAAGGCGCTCGACACGGCGCTTCCGTACCTGGTCGGCGTCGACTTCACCGCGAACCTTGGACTCCCGGAGCTCTCGCCAGGCGACGTCGACATTCGCGACGTCTTCACGCGCCTCGCGCGCCAGGTCGACTCGCTCCTCGCGGGGCACCGGCTCTTCGCCGGTTACACGGAATACATTCTCGGCTTCGGCGGGACGACGCGCGTGCTCACGCTCCGCGGCGGACCAGATCAGACGGGGAACATCTTCGAGTGCCTCAAGGAGGACGGGACCGTCGGCTTCGCCGTCCAGGCGAACGGGACGACGACGCAGACGATCTCCGTCGCTGTCTTCGACCAGGTCAAGACACAAACGCTCCTCTCCGGCGCACAACGGAACATGGCGAAGTGGACGCTCTCCGGAGGGAACGACTTCCTCGACGTCGGCGACACGGCCGGATGGTTCGCGACGCGGATCTTCGGCGGGATCCCAGGCGCCGCGATCTACGTCGGCAACCATACGCCGGTCGCGACTCCGTTCACGGTCGTCGGGATCGGTCTCGGCTCGAGCCCGTCGCCGAGCGGCCTCGATCCGCTCTACGTCAAGAACGCGACGGCCGGCGGCCTCTCTGGCGGCCGCGCGATGACGATCGAGACGGACGAGAACACGACGAGCTCGATCGCGCTCCTCCGCCTCTCGCGCCTCGATAACACCGTCGGGCGATCCGGCGGGATCGGATGGTTCCTCCAGGACGACCAGCCGGCGCGCGTCGAGTATGCGTACACGGCCGCGAAGATCCGCAACGCAACGAGCGCGGGATCGCTCCAGGCCGGCGACTGGATCGTCGGCCTCCTCGACGCCGGCGTCTCGAGGCGGATCCGCCTCACGGTCACGAACGCCGGGATCGGGATCGGCGTCGGCTCCGGCAACCAGGCGCCGACGAACCCGACACACGCGCTCCACCTGAGCGGCGCGCTCGGCGCGGCGACTCAAATCAAGTTCGAGTCGGGCGGTAACTCCGCCTCGATCGGCGCCTCGCTCACCGGCGCGGCGAAGATCGGCATGTTCGATTCCGCCGGCGTCGAGAAGATCATCTTCGACGTGAGCGGAGGCGGGACGGCGCTCGTCACGACCGGCCTCGCGGTCAGCGGCGCCGGCGTCAACGTCGCGACGATCGCGAGCACGAACGTCGCGGCGACGCGCGCGGAACCGCTCTATCTCGATCGCGTCGACAACATCGTCACGCACGAGGTCGGCCTCGCCTTCCGCATGAACAACTCGGCGCCGACGCTCGTCGCGCTCGGCCAGGTCGCCGCGCGTCTCCGGACGAACACGGCCGGCGCGGAGGAAGGCGACCTCCTCCTCTCCGTGAAGAAGGCGGCCGGCCTCGCAGAGGTCGTGCGTCTAAACGCGCTCGGCCGCGTGCTCGTCAACACGTCGACGGACGACGCCGCCGGCACGGCCGCGGCCGTCACGATCAAGGCCTGGTCGGCGGCCGCTCACGGTCTCCGCGTCGTCAACTTCACGAGTCAGACGCCGATGATCGAGCTCGGCTCGAGCGGCTCGGACGTCGGCGTCGTCGCCGTGTACGACGGCTCCGCGGTCGAGCAGTCGCGGATCTCCGGCGGCGGCAACTCCTGGATCCTGGGCGAGGTCGGCTTCGGTCCGCAGTCGGGTAACCTCACGCCGAAGACCGGCGCCTCCGGCGGGACCTCGTTCTTCTACGCCGGGAGCACGGGCGTCGCCGGCGACTTCGAGATCGACTCGACCTCCGGCACGACGTTCGCCGGCGTGCAGATCACCAGGTACGACTCGACGGTCGGGCACCAGATCGGCGTCTCGCTCCGCCTCCTGGACGGAGGATCCGCGCGGCAGGAGTACGCCTACGTCGCCGGCCGGATCCGCACGGCGACGGCCGGCGCCGAAGAGGGCGACGTCGTCCTCAGTGCGACGCGCGCCGGCGCGCGGACCGAGCTCGCGCGGCTCATGGGATCGACCGGCGCGCTCGCGATCGGCACCGGCGGCGACGCCTCCGCGATGGTGCACGTTCTCAAGAGCCAGGCGGCCGATACCTTCGTTCGCGTCGACAACGCCTTCAACGCCTCGAGCACGGTCGCGAGGACCGGCTTCCAAGGGCAAATGTGGGACGGGAGCGCGACGAACCCGGCGTTCACGATCGCGCGCAACGCGGACGGCCTCTTCTCGCTCGTGAACCATTCGATCAAGGCCGGCGCGACCGACTCGCGCGCGCTCGAGATCGAGCAGGCCGGCGCCTTCCCGATCCGCCTCAAGATGAACGCGGCCAACGGCCAGGCGCTCGAGTTTGGCTCCGTGACGGAGCTCCTCACGATCGCGGCCGCGGAGACGACGACGTCCTCGATCCAGATCCCGGCCGACTCCGTCGCGCTCGGCGTCTCGAGCTACGTCGAGACCGCGATCCCGACGGCCGCGACCTTCGACGTCGGGATCGCCGGCGGAGGCGCGAACCAGAACCTGTTCTCCGACGACGTCTCGACGACGCTCGGCTCGAGCGATCGCGGGACGGACGCGGGACCGAAGACCTTCACGACGGCGACCTCGATCGTGATCACGCCGAACCTCACGCCGGCGGCCGCGACCGGGAAGGTCCGCCTCACCATTCACTACTACCGGATCGTGCCGGCAAGCTCGTAACCCTGGGGAGGGACACAGTGACAGAGAAGGCGACGATCACGATCAAGTACGGACCGACGGACCAGGACGCGATCGACTTCGCGCACTCGTACGGCCTCTTCATCGCGGGCGAGGGGATCCTCTCCGGGATCCGCGATCTCAACGCGGCGTTGAGGATCCTCAACGCCTTCGAGGCGATCTCCGTCGAGGAGACGGTCGTCCGCGAAGGCGGCCGTGAGGAGAAGATCCGCCGGCTCGTCGAAGGCGGCGCCGAGCTCGTGCTTGAGTCGCGCGACGCGCCGGTTCTTCGTCGCGTGATCCGGACGCTCCTCGTCGACAACCCGCGCAAGGAGCGGCCGCTCTCCGCGATCCAGGCCGTCCGGATTTGCGGGATCGTCGGGATCGAGCTCGAGAGCGACGACTAACACCAGCACACAGGCGAGGGAGGGGATCCGCCATGGCGAACGCTGTCTTCAATAAGGGCCTCGAGGAGATCGCCAAAGCTCTCACCGACCTGGACGGATCGGACCTCCGCGTCCTCCTGGTCAAGAGCACGTACACCTTCAACAAAGATCACTTGACGGTCGACGACGGATCCGCGAACGATCCCGCGTCGCACGAGCTCACCGTCGGCGGCTACGCGCGCCAGGCGCTCGCGAACAAGACCGTCACGCGCGACGACACGAACGACTTCGCGTATCTCGACGCGGACGACGTTCCTTTCGGCGCGCTCGCGACGGGCGAGACGATCGGCGGCGTCGTCCTCTTCCGCCACACGGGCACCGATACGACGGCGCCGCTGATCGCGTTCTACGACGTGACGGACACGCCGACGAACGGCGCCGCGGTCACGCACCAGTGGGCGACGCCGGCGAACGGCGGCGTCCTCAAGCTCGCGAGCGCGTAGAGTGGCGCCGCTCTACACGCCGACGGGAGAGTGTCTCTACACCGTCGACAACTTCGGCGCGACCCCGTCGGCGACGCCTGGGACGTCTGTCGTCCCAGGCGCCTCCAACGCCGAGGGTAGCTTCTCCGCGGCGCTTCTGTCGCCGACACAGGACCTCGCCGGCCTGTACCTTCGCGTCTCCGATGGCGGCGCGACGACGGCGAGCAAACCGCACCTTCTCGACATTGGCGTCGATCCCGCCGGCGGGACGTCCTTTGCGGCCGTGATCTCGAACATCGTCTGTGGTGCGTCGGGATCGCTCACCGCCGGCGGAGCTCACCGCTTTTTCTTCCCGCTCTTCGTGCCGGCCGGCGCGACGGTCGCGGTCCGGATCCAGGGCGCGAACGCAACCGCCGGGACGGTGATCGTCGGCCTCAAGGGATACGGCCAGCTACACCGGCGACACATGCTCCCGGTCGGGACATTCTCGGAGACGCTCGGCACGATCACGAACTCGAGCGGCGTCTCGTTCACCCCAGGAAACGCCAGCGACGGGACCTGGGTCTCGCTCGGCACGACGGCGAAGCATATGTGGTTCTTCCAACTCGCCTATCAGATCACCGGCGGCACGATCACGGCCGAGCGGACGTGGATCGAGCTCGGCGCCGGCCCCTCCGGGAGCCAGCGCGTCCTCCTTCGCCGCGGCCACAACGGGACCGCGACGGAGCAGATCGGCGACATGATGGATACGCAGCTTGTGTGGCACGAGGGGTACCACGAGATCCCGGCCGGGACGGAGCTCTGGGTTCGCGGCCGATGCGAGAACGCGCCGGATTCCGGATACGACGCGGTCGCGATCGGGATCGGAGGGTAACGCGCATGCCATGGAGTACGGACTCGAAGGCCGAGGCGATCCGGCACTTGTTGATGCACCTGGCCGCCGGCGACTACACGGCGGCCGAGGCGTACGCCTTCGCGGTCGACTGTGGTCTCACGAACGCGCAGATCCGGACCGCGCTCACGGTCGCGCAGACGACGCTCCAGAACCAGCTCGAGAAGCTCGCCACGATGGACGCGCGCCTCGCGCAGATGGGAGCCTGAGCGTGGGACTTACCCTCATCAACGACTCCGCCTCGATCACGACGACGGAATACTTCCTCGCGTCGGACAGCACGACGAAGACGTCGCAGACGGACGACGCGATGGTTCAACTCTGGTGCGGCGACACGAACATCGCGGCCAGCGACGTCTTCGAGATCAAGATCTACGAAAAGATCAACGCGGTCGAGTTCTCGCGTGTGCTCGGCTACCTCACCGTCGACGAGAAGCAATTCACGTCGCCGGCGTTCTTCCTGGGCGACGGATGGGAGTTCTCGTTGAAGAAGATCACCGGCACGAACCGCACGATCAACTGGTCGCTCCGCAAAGGAACGTAGAGCCCGAGCATGTCCTGGCTCTACCAGCCGCTTCCGCTCGCGGCGTCCGCGATCACGCTCGACGCCGGCGACCAGGCGATCACCGTCACCGCGCCGACGGCGACGCTCTCCCTCGGCGGCGTCACGCTCGCCGCGGGGAACCAGGCGATCACGGTCGAAGCGCCGAGCTCGAGCCTCGCGCTCACGCTCGCCGCCGGGACGCAGACGATCCAGGTTACGGCGCCGGCCTCGAGTCTCGTGCTCGGCGGGATCTCGCTCGCGGCCGGCAACCAGGCCGTCACGATCACGGCGCCGAGCTCCGCGCTCGCGCTCGGCGGCCTGGGCCTGGCGGCCGGCAACCAGACGATCGTCGTCACGGCGCCGGCCTCGAGCCTCTCAATCGGCGCGCTCGCGATCGCGGCCGGGACCATGACGATCCTCGTCGAGGCGCCGGCGTCGACGCTCGGCTCCGGGATCACGCTCTCCGCCGGCAACCAGGCGATCATCGTCACGCCGCCGGCGGCCGTGCTCGCGCTCGGCGCGCTCCTCGTTCCCGCCGGCGGGAACACGATCGTCCTCGAGGCGGCGCCGGCTGTCCTGGGAATCGGCGCGGTCACGCTCGCCGGCGGCGTGCTCACGATCACGATCACGGCGCCGGCCGCGGTCCTGGCCGTCGTGAGTGGGCCGGACGTCGTCGTTCTGGTCGCGGGATCCGAGCGCGTGACGCGGCCGCGGATCTCGAGCGAGAGCGCGCGGATCCCCACGATCGCGAGCGGCACCGCGGTTGCGGCTGCGATCACTGACGAGACGTGGATCGGAGGATAGACGCATGAGCGTACGGACGCTGGTCCCGGAGATCATCCCGGAAAGCACGACCTGGAAGTACACGGGGAAGCTCGAGGGCGAAGGCGGCGAGGCGCTCGGCAGCGGGACCGTGTCGGTGCTCGAGCTCACGCTCTACAACCAGGCGGACCTCGCGATCATCAACACCGTCGATCGCGTCAACATCCTCAACACGGGACGCGGGACGCTCGACGTCGACGGCAACCTCGCGATTACGTTCCTCTGGCAGGACAACCCGATCGTCGGCGGCGGGAGCGTGACGGACGAGACGCACATTGCGTTGATCGAGTGGACGTACGGCGGCGGCTTGAAGAAGGGGAAGCACGAGCTCGCGATCCGCGTCCGCAACCTGGCGAAGGTTCCCTAACCAACCAGACGAGCGAGGCGCACCAAATGAATGAGGAGGTCGAGCGCGGGATCCAGCGATACCCGAAGACGACGGTCCGAGTCATCGCCGCCCTGTGCTCGATCGTGACGGTATGGAGCGGCGCCTGGCTCACGAAGATGTACGGCGACGTCCAGGCGCTCGAGCGTCGTCTCGACGAACGGATCGGCATCGCGGAGCGGCGTGTCGGCGCCATGGAGACGAGCGCGGCCGTCACGCAGAACGACATCCGGCATATCAAGGAACAGGTCGACTACATCCGCGGCCTTCTCGACGCCGCGCGCATGCGGTCCTCCGTCGTCACGCCGCAGCGGAGCGCGCCCGGTCGCGCGCCCGGTCGGGAGGAGACACGCTTCGCGAGCGAGCGCGAGACCTCGAGGATCTCGCGGAGCGGATCGCGCCAGCACGTCGCGCCGCGGACGGAGATCCCGCTCGAGATCGAGCTCCAGGCGCCGGCGCCGCTCGTCGAGCCGACAGGGCCGAGCAACTTCGCGGCGCCCGATGGGGCCGGCCGTCCGCGACCGAACCAAGGGCCGTAGTGCACACACAACACGAAGAGGGAGGATCTATGCGACGAATGCGACGAATGCTCGCAGTCGTGGCGGTCGCGCTCGCGCTCGGCGGATGCGGCACGACGGGTCAGGGGATCATCGGACCGCAAGGCCTCATCGGTCAGCAGGGGATCATCGGCGGCCGCGAGCCGACGATCGTCGAGTGCGACGGGAAGGCTCAGGGCAACGTGGGGCCGTACCCGCTCAACATGCAATGCGACAAGTTCAAGGCGAAGATTAACGTCCAGTGAACGCACGAAGGCCGGCGCCCAACTGCGCGCCGGCCTCGTGGGTGCCCGAGTCGTCTACGCGCGCGCGAGTCGACGCCGCGCGGGTTTCTCCTCGAACGTAATCTTCATCTTCGCGCCCAGGCCGGCGGCGATCCGCGCGATCGTGAGGACGCCGACGTTCCGCGTCTTCCCGGCCTCGATCTTCGCGATCACCGGTTGCTTCATCCCGACCAGGTCGGCGAGCTCGCGCTGCGACAATCCGCGCGCCTCCCGCATGGCGACCAGCGCCTCGACGATCTCCATGTGCGACACGTTCGCGGCGACGCGATCGCGGAGCGAGGGATCCCGCCGGTACTGTTCCTCGAGGTACTCGCGCGCGTCCACCGTGGGAGGCGCGAGGGCGCCTCCCGTCGTCGTCGTCTTCGGCATGGCCTACTTCCTCCCTTCGCGGATCTCGAGATCTCGCTTCATGCGGAGCGCGCGCTCGACGTCGGACGGTTCGAGCCGGTCCTTCTTCTTCACGACGCCGTCGAGGAGGACCGCGCGATAGCCAGGGCGGAAGGTGAAGAAGATCCGCACCTGGAACCGCTTGAGCTCATAGAGCCCGTCCTTCACCAGCTTCGAGTGCACGCGGAGCGCGTTCCCGTGGATCGCGAGCAGCTCGATCACCTGGAGCGCGTCCTCGTGCTGGTCCGCCGTGAGGCGCGCCATGTACTCGCGCATCGGGACCTTCCCGTCGGCCGTCGCGTACCACTCGATCGCCCACCGCTTCCCGCTCGCCATACCGTCCTCCTTGATCACAGGAGAACGATAACCGATTTGCTATCAGACTGTCAATAGCAAATATGATATCACAGGCGCCGGGGCGTCGTCGACGACATGAGCGCGCGGCCGGCGTCGTCGCCGATGCGGTTGAGCACGGGCCCGGACATGGGGCCCGTCGAGTCCAGGCGGAGGAAGTAGCGACGGCCCGCCTCGACGTGGACGGTCGTCGTGTTCTCGTCCTCCGAGAACCAGACGTGATGCTTCACGCCGAAGATCCGCTCGCCGGCGGGGACGACCAGCGCGACGTGCTCACCGCACGGGAGCGCGTACACCGCGCGGCCGTCGATCGTGACGGGATAACTCACGCCGCACGCGAAGACACCGCTCGGCCTGATCACGACGAGCTCGGCGCCGCGACCTGGTTCGACGACGGGAAGCGGAGCGAGCGGGCCACCACCGGAACACCCGGCGAGCCCGGCGACAGCGAGGGACAGCGCGACCATGACCGCGCGTTTAGAGATCATCCTTCGCCTTCCGATTCTCTTCCTTCGACCGCTCCCGATAGTCGTCGTCCACGCTATTGAGCGCGATCAGTGCGTGTCCCATGTCGGGGCGCGACGCGTACCGCGACAGTCGGATCCGCGTGGTTGCGCCTTGCCAGACGAGCTGATAGTCGCTCGTCGTGGTCGTGTGCGGCGGTCCGTACCGTTCGACGAACGCCCCGCGGATCCGGCTCCATTCCTTCGAGGGGAAGGCCACAATCATCGACGAGGCGGTCGCCGGCGCGCCGCGCAGAAAGACCGTCACGGCGACCGCGACGGGTCCGATCGTCGAGTCGACGCGTCACACGCGATCGGCGATCCGGCGGTCGGTCGAATCGACGCATCGCGCGGCCGGGTACTCGGTCGTGATCCGCTTCTCGTCGGCACCGAACGGCACACGCTGGAATCCGGTCGGCTCGTCGTACGCGGCCGCGAGGACGGGGAGCGCAACCGCGATAACGATCGCGCGTACGACGTTCCTCATGGTGATGGGCCTCCTCGTCGACGTGCGCGTCTCCGCTCGCGGAAGACGTCGCGTGTCGTGCGATCGCTCGCCGCCCGTGACGCGGCCGCTCTCAGCGGCGGCCGCGGGAGCGGCAGGGCGCGCTCGAGCTCCTCGAGTTTCGCCTTCGCGTCTGGCGTCTCGAGGGCCTCGCGGAGCACGGCCTGGGCCTGGGCCACGAACAATTGGCTCCCGATGATATGGCGGAGGCCGGCAACGTCAAGTGAGGCGATCGACGTGAGCCCCTGACCGGGGACGTAGGCGCGGATCTCGAGGAGATCGCCTTCCCGCATCGGAACCTGTAACCCGCGACGGACCAACCAGAGCTCAAGCGAGGACACGAGGCGACCGAGCGGCAACGGCGAGGGGCGCTGCGCTCGGCGCACGGCCACGACCGGACGGAGCCGGCTCGTGTGGGCGCTCTTGTGGGTCCGGCAGACGCGCGTCCGCTCCTCGAGGTTGAGGTAGGTCCGCGCAGATGACGTGAGCGCGAAGACCACGACGACGAGAACGAGAGCGATCGTCTCCAGTCTCGTCCCCGTTGACGCCGGATACCGATAGAACCGAATGGCCCGGGACCATAGCCGACAGGACGCGTGACTTGCAAGTGTGAACAAAAACGGACACCGTCACGCCGCGGCACCAATGGTGGCCGAGATCGCGATCGCGCGCCGCCGGTCGTAGCCTCGCCGCCGGCGTCGTCGGTCGTGCGGATCCGGCCACAACCCACGGCGGCGCCTTCTCCGATAAGACGCATTCCCCAGGCAGTCGTCCCGATGCGGCGACTCAACGGATAGCGTTGCAGTCGGAGCTACGGCCGCATAGGTCGGGGGCGCGAACGCCGCGGCCGCGGCCGTCGTGAGGATCGCGATCAACTTTTTCCCGAACCGCTTCCGCGATCGCCTCGAGTGTGGATCCGGCGCCGGTCCTCTCGTCCTCGAGATCTCCGCGACGAGCGGCCGCGCGCCGCGCGCTCGCGTCTGAGCATCGCGCGCAATCACACCGAGGACCTCGCCGACGTCGAGCCCGTAGTAGCGGCACAACTGGAGAATGCGATCGATCCGGGGACTCTCCGCCTCGCCGTGCTCCCACCGGGAGAGCGTCATGTAGGGGAGCCCGCTCTTCTGCGACATGGCGCGGAGGTTCCCTTCGTGGTGCGTTTGCACGAGGTCATGGATCAGCATGGCGAAGCTCGGCGAGGTGATCATCTTCCTCTCCTCCGGTGGGGAAACTCTACGACGCGCGGGGCGCATGGTGAAAGGGCTTTCACTGAAATGCTTGACATGGTTTCACCACCAACGGTAATAATGCGGACCCAATGGAGTACGACCCCGACGCGATCAAGCGACTCCGGCGCCAGCGTGGGTTCACGGTCGTCGAGCTCGCGGCGCTCTCCGGTCTCACCGTGCGAGGCCTCCAATTCATCCAGGCGAAGCGCGCGACGCCGAATGCGCGCACGCTTGCGAATCTCGCGACGGCACTCGGCGTTGAGGCCTCCGCGTTCTTCAAGAAGCGATCACGAGCATGCAACGCGGACAGTGCACCGAGTAGGGGAAAGACGGCGTCCGGTTCCCTGCCTCGCAAGCCACGCGCCACGGGTGCGGCATGACGCCGGACGACGCGCGCGACGCGCTCCCGCGAAGCCTCGACGAGGCCTTCGCGCGCATGGTGCACGCGCGCAACGTGACGGATCTCGCCGCGTCGACGGGGTTCTCTCGGAAGGATCTGTACCGGTGGGCGACGCCGGAGGACAACCCGAGCGGCGAGCATCGTGATCCACCGGCAAAGGTCATCGTCCCGCTCGCGAAGGCCACCGGCCGCCTCGACGTTCTTCACTACATCGCCAATCGCCTGGGCTGCGTCGTCGTCCCGATCCAGCCACACGGCGACACGGGCGCGGTCGACGTCCTCGAGTCGATCGGCACCATGACGCGATCGTTCGGCGCCGTCCAGATGGCGATCGCCGAGATCGCGCGGAGCGGCCGCGTCGCGGCCCCGGCCTTCGTGCTCGAGGAGATCGCCCGGTTTCAGCGCGCGGCCGCCGAGCTCGCGCGCCAGGTCGAAAAGAGCCAGGTCCGAACGGAGGCCTACACGGGATGAAAACGCTTCTCGACCTCGCCGGCGCTGCGGCGTTCCTCGCGGCGTTCTACATCCTCGCCGCTGCCTACGTCGGATGAACGCGGTCCTCCGGATCCGATCGCTCTCGCCGGTCCTCGAGGCGCTCGTCGCCGAGCGGCTTCACGTGCCGGCCGGATGGGTGGAGACGAAGAACGGTGTCGGCTTCAAGTGCTCGAAGTGCCGGCGCGTGTTGTCGCCGGTGGAGTGGGCGGCGATCTGTTCTGGCCGCGCCGACGCCGCGAACGGGATCGCGGCGCCGACGCTTACCACGCAAGCCCCAGGGGAGGGCGAGCCAATGGTCGACAGGAAGGATACCGCAGAAGGTCTCGAGGACGATCCGATCGCGCGCGGACCGTGGACGCTCGACGAGCTCGACATGATCATCCGCGACGCCGAAGGCGATCACGTCGCGGCCGTCGCGGCGACGCAGCGGCGTTCCGGCCTGGTCATGGCGGCCGGCCGCGACATGCTCGACGCGCTCGAGATCGCGGTCGACACGATCCGTCAGTGGCACGACCACGGTATCGAGGCCAAGGACCGCGCCGGCCTGTGGGACCTCTACCAGGACTCACCGGAAATGCAGGTGATCAACGGCGCGATCGCGAAAGCGCGCGGCGTGGAGCCGCCGGCGCCGCTGACCGGACCGGGCTACGACCTCGACGGCCTGGGCGAGGAGATGGCCGCGACGGAGGAGCTCCGCCCGGAGGACCGACCGACGGGACCGACGGCGAAGTGCGATGCGTGAGCGGCAACGGAAGGGAGCGGCAACCGCCGGCCGGTCACGAGTGGAGCGCGACGGCAAAGTTCGTCGCCGCGCCTCACGTCAGGTACCCGACGGGGATCTCCGTGTGCGAGGGGTGCGGCCGGCGCCGGAACCAGCACGGGCCGAAGTACGCATGCCCGACGCCGATCGAGGACCAGAGCGCGCGGGAGGACGTTCCCTTCTAAGCGAGTTCCGACACGAGTTCTCGCGCGACGCCGGCGCCTGGGCGCCGCCTCCGCGTCCGCGTCCGCGGGCGCGCCGCCTGGGGAGGATCATCCGGACGTACGAGGAGCTCGCGGACGCGCTCAAGATGCCGGCCGGCTTCGAGATCGTCCGCGTCAACGACGACGCCGCGAAGCCTGGGCGCGTCGAGCTCGTGTACGAGGTCGTCGTCGAGGTCCCGCTGATCCCCGACGGCGGCGAGATCCCCGTCGTCGACTTCCTTCGGTCGCCGGCGTGAGTCGCGCGCTCGACCTCGAGGTCTGGACGTCGTCGTTCATGCGGGATCCGAACGCCCGCGGCCATTACCTCGTCGTGTGCGCGCTCCGCCAGGCGCGCGGCTTCGGCGTCCGCCAGACGTTCCAGAAGTGCGAGCGTTGCGGCGCGCCGTTCGATTCGACGTTCACGACCGACGTATGCGCGACGTGCACGCTCCTCGCGGGGATCGACCGCGCTCGCGTGAAGGCGGACGCGGCCGCGCGGATCCAGGACAAGCTCCGGCGCGCCGAGGCCGGCGAGAAGGTCTCGCTCGCCGAGGACATTCGCGACCTGGCCGGTTGATGGGGGACAGCGTGCCGAAGAAGACGTTCGTCCATATCGCGGAGTGCAAGTGCGGGAACGCGACGTTCGAGAACCGCGCCGTCGCGACGGCGTACCGCGCGCTTTCCGATCACTGGAAGAACGACGGGTGCGGGATTCGCGAGGCGACGCTTCGCACGCGCGAGGTCGCAGACGACGCGCCAGCGCCCGCGCCCGTCGTCGACAACACCGACCGCTGACCAAGGAGAACAGCATGACGACCGCGGCCTTCAACGACGCGCTCCCCGTCGATCAGCTCCACGAGTCGAAGTGGAACCCGCGCCGCACGTTCGATCCCGCCAAGCTCGAGGAGCTCGTCGCCAGCGTGAAGGCGAAGGGCGTCGTCACGCCGCTCCTGGTGCGTCCGAACGCGAGCGGCTTCGAGATCGGCGCCGGCCACCGACGCTACCGAGCGGCGAAGGCAGCCGGCGTCGCTACCGTGCCCGCGCTCATCCGCCCGATGAGCGACGAGGAGTTCCTCGAGCTGGTCGTGTTCGAGAACGACGAGCGCGAGGACGTCCATCCGCTTGAGGAGGCGGCCGGCTACAAGACGATGCTGACGGAGCTCAAGTGGGACGTCGGCCGGATCGCCGCGCGGACGGGCAAGAGCGAGCGGTACGTGTACGACCGCGTCAAGCTGCTCCAGCTCATCCCCGAGGCGCAGAAGCTGTTCCTCGCGAACACGATCACCGCTGGCCACGCGATCCTGCTCGCGCGGCTCAAGCCGGAGGACCAGAAGCGGATCGTCGCCATCGATCGCGAGGTGTCGGACGAAGGCGTGCTGCTCAAGCGCGACGCCGTTCTGCTCACCGATGACGAGGAAGACAAGCTCGACGAGTTGGCGGATCGCGGGAAGGCCGCGTACCCGCTCACGCCGATCAGCGTCCGCGAGCTCGAGCGCTACATCGCCGAGCACGTGCGCTTCAAGCCGACCGAGACCGACGCCTTCCTCTTCCCCGACACTGCGAGCGACAGCGCGCTCCTGGAGTTCGTCCGCGACCACCCGCTGACCTTCCGCCTCGACAAGGTCGACCAGACCTGGTTCATGGATCTGATCACGTCGGGCGGCCTCATTCGCAAGGCGCTGGCCGACGAGCGCGAGCTGGAAACCGCATGAGAGCGGCCGTCTTCCTCGTCGCCGGCGCCGCGTACGTCAGCCTCGTTCTCTCTCTGGTCGCGCTCGCGATCGCGTGCGCGGCGGCCGTCCGCGCGAAGCGATCGGAGAGACTCCTCTCGACAGCGATCGCCGCCGGTGCGATCCGCCACGTCGCCGGTCCAGCGCCGCGACCGGCCGAGCGTAATCCCAGCGTCGACGGGCGCGGTCGACCGATGCCGCCGCCGCCGCGTGAGCCGAACCCGGCCGACGTTCCGGACTACGAGCGCGATCCCTTCGGGAGGATCTTCTGGTGAGCGACTCAGTCGTCCTCAACGCGATCGCTCGAGACGCGCTCCCGATCGCGATCATGTCGGGCGCCTTCTTCCTCATCGTCGTCGTCGGCGCCGTGTTCGCCTGGCGCGACGCGCGGCGCGCGCAACGCCGCCTCGAGGAGGATCGCCGGCGGATGGATCGCGAGATCGAGACCGCACGGCGCCAGCGGTTCCTCGAGCGTTTACACGACAACGACACACGGAGGAATTGAGCAATGGCGGATCCACAGACGCAGACGCAAACGGTCGAGAGGGACGGCCGCACGATCGACACGGAGACCGGCGAGGTCCTCGAGGGCACCGAGCTCGAGGCGCGGCCTGGGCCCGTCGAGGTCCGCCGGCGCGAGCGGCCGGAGTTCGCGCTCGCGCGCCTCGATCCGCAGAGCCTCCTCGAGAAGGCGATCGAGAAGGGAGCGGCGATCGAGGTCCTCGAGCGGTTCGTCGCGCTCGCCGAGCGCGTCCAGGCGAACCAGGCGCGCCAGGCCTGGTATGACGCGATGGCGGAGTTCCAGCGGCAATGCCCGCGGATCTTGAAGACGCGGAAGGCTTCGATCTCGACCAAGGGAGGCTCCTCCTTCGGCTACCTCTACGCGCCGCTCGACGACATTCTCGACGAGGTCCAGCCGATCATGGGCGAGTACGGCCTTTCGGTCTCGTGGGCGCACGAGTACAAGGAGAACAGCGTCTCCGCCGACTGCAAGATCTCGCACGCGCTCGGCCACAGCGAGAAGTCCGGCGCCGTCTGGATCCCGATCCCGGCGCCTGGCGAGACCGGCGCGACGGGCCCGCAACGGGTCGGGATCGCCATGACCTACGCGAAGCGGTACTCGTTCGAGGCCGTGTCAGGGATCCAGCCGTCGCGAGGCGACGACAACGACGCCTCACGCAACGCGCCGCCGTCCTCGAGCCAGGGCCAGCCTGGGCGCGTCGAGGACGAGGGCGGCGCCGCGGGCGATCCGTCGACGACAATCACCGAGGGACAGAACCGGAAGTTCTGGGCGATCGCGCGCGGCGAGAAGTGGAGCGACGCCGACATTCACGATCTCCTCACGTCGAAGCAGATCGAGGACTCGACGAAGATCCCGCGCGGCGCCCTGGACGGGATCCTCGACACGCTCAAGGGCGGCGCGAAGGCCTGGCGCGAGAAGATCGCGAAGGGGCCCGCGGGCGAGGCGGCGCGGCCGTGAGCGCGTCGGCGCTCCGCGACGTGCAGGATCTTCTCGAGCGATGGCGCTATCTGACGCCGGAGTGTCCCGCGTGTCACCAGGTCGTGCACACGGTCGACTGTGTTCTCGTGAAGGTCCTCGACCGGATCGTTCGTGAGCCGGTGGCCCCGATCCCCGGCTCGCCGATCTGCAAGCGGCTCGTCGGGACGCCGCAAGGGATGGAGTTCTACCGCAACGACGCGCTCTATCACGCGATCGTCCAGGTCGCGGCGGCCACGGAGAAGACCGGCGGCGACGCGCTCGACGTGTTGATCGCCGGCCTCCAGGGAGCGTGCAGGGCTAACCGTAGCGCGCTCGCGCGTGTCCTCGAGCTCGAGAGCGGGATGGCCCGCCCGGTCTTCGTCCCGCTACCGCCGGACGGGAAGCTCCCGCGGCCGGCCAGGCACACGCCAGCATGACCGACGAAGAGATCGCGGCGCTCCCGCGCGTGACCCACATCCTCGACGAGGTCGGCCTCGGCCCCGACTTCACGAACGTGAAGCCCGCGGATCTCGAGTACGCGGGGATCCGCGGCAAGGCCGTCCACGCGGCAATCGAGTCGATCTTCTACGAGTACTTCGACGAGAAGCTCTACTCCCCGGACGTGCTCGCGCGCGTCGACGCCTACCGGAAGTTCGTCCGCGAGTCTGGCTACAAGACGTTGAAGAGCGAGATCCAGGTCGTGAGCCCGACCTGGCGGTACCGCGGCCACCTGGACAGCGTCGGATGGATTGGCTCGAAGCGCGTGATCCCAGACTGGAAAAACACGGAGAGCGTGCAGCTACGGCCGGCGGGCCGGCAGCTTGCCGGCTACCGCGTCGCCTGGAACGAACAGAACCCGACCGAACCGGTCGACGTGTTGATGGTCGTGCAGCTCAAAGGCGACGGCACCTATCGCGTGCACGAGGTCTCCGCGGCGGAGTACGAGCCGATCTTCTTCGCCGCGGTCATGGTCTACCACGAGCGAAGGAGCGCGTGATGGCAGAAGCGACGACGAAGGCCCAGGAGGCGGCGCCCGGAGCGATCGTGAGTGCGGCGTCCGGCGAGCGCGTCGAGCCGCTCATCGTCCCTGCCGAGATCGAGACGCACTCGATCGCGGTGAAGGGAAAGATCCAGTTGATCCGGATCACGGACCAGGCCTCGCTCGAGGAGGCGGCCGACGATCGCGCGGAGATCAAGCGACGCCGCAAGCTCGCGGCGGACTTCTTCGCGCCGATCTGCGACGCGGCACACAAGGTGTGGAAGACGGCGGTCGCGAAGCGCGACGAGGTCCTCGCGCCGTACGACGAGGCCGACAAGGCGTACTCCCGCGCGATGGGTTCGTACGAGCAGGAGCAGACGCGGATCCGCGAGGAAGAGGCGCGGCGCGTGCGCGAGGAGACGGAGCGGCTCCAGCGCGAAGAGCAGGCGCGCGCGGCCGCGGAGCGGAAGCGGCTCGAGGACCAGGCGAACGAGAGCAAGCTCGAGCGCGCGGTCCAGGCGGAAGAGCGCGGCGACACGGCGACGGCCGATCGGATCCTCGAGGAACCCGTCGTCGTTCCGCCGGTCGCGCCGCGGCCGATCTTCGTCCCGCGGCCGCCGACGGCGGCGCCGCCTCCGGCCGCCAAGGGAGTCTCCTTCCGCGACAACTGGAAGGCGGAGGTCGTGAACCTCCTCGAGCTCGTCCAGGCGGTCGCCAAGGGCGAGCAGCCGATCACGTATCTCCAGGCGGACATGCCGGCGATCAACGCGGTCGCGCGTGCGTTGAAGGACGAGACGAGGATTCCCGGCGTGACCGTCAAGAACGAGCGGCTCGCGCCGCAGCGGGTCTGACCGCGCCATGGATTCACCGAAAGTGGTAGAGCTCGACGGCGCGCGCGAGGCCGGCTCCGTCGCGTGTCCATGTGGGACGAAGTTCGTCCGTCCGCTCATCGCCAGCGAGGCCGATCCGGAGGCGCATCTCCGCCGAGCTGTCGCGCAACACCTGGTCGAGTCGCACGCGATCTCCACCGTGAAGGCGCCGTTCCTGGCCGCGCTCATCGTCGAGGGGAAGGCGATTCCGGAGCACGACCTGGCGGCGATCGTGCCGGCGCGGCCGGCGGAGACGACGGAAGAGGTCGACGTCGTGCGCGTCGCCTTCTCGCGGGACGAGGTCGTTCACAAGAGTCGCGTCGAGGTCGTGCCGGCGGCGCCGGTGTCGGCGACGGCGCCCAGGAGGGCAGACGTGCCGACAAGCGCGTGTAAACACTGTGCGCGCCTCCCTGAAGGCGAGAAGTGCGCGCGCCATGGCGGCCGTTCGCACTCGACGTCGTACGCGAAGACCGGCCAGAGGAAGGGACCTCGCTCGACGGACTCGAGGATCGTCGTCGCGGAGATCGACGCCTCGAAGGTCCGGGACGCCGGCAGCCTCGACGAGGTCGACCTCGCTGTCAACCAGGCGAAGCGCGCGCTCGACCTCGTGATCGTCAACCTCGAGAAGCGACTCCAGAAGGCGAAGACCGCGCGCGTGTCGCTCGACGTCGGCGCGTGAGGAGGACTCCCGTGAAGATCACGATCGAGAGCACGACGAAGATGGTCACGCTCGACGGCGTCCCGGCGCGCGTGTGGGAAGGGACGACGGAGAGCGGCCTCCCGGTGCATGCGTTCATCACGCGGATCGGGACGCCGGCGGCGAACGTGACGGAGTTCGAGCGCGAGCTCGAGCGTTGCGTGACACCGTCCCCCGACGTCGCGCTCTATCCCGGTCGGATGATCCTGTGACGCGCGACCTCGTCTCCCGCGATCTCAAGCGGCGTAGCGCCCGAACGGTCCGGCGCGTCATGGAAGAGGAGATCGCGCACATTCGCCGGCGCCTCGAGGAGCGGCCGGAGACGCCGCTCTTCTCCTCCGACGAGACCGATCGAGCGGTCGCCGGCGAAGTGTACGAGGTCCTCGCAGCGGGCCGTGAAGCGATGGCCGCGCGCGTGCTCGCGCTCGGGGCGGCGATCGCTCGCATGGACGCGGGGACGTATGGGAAGTGCGAGGAGTGCGGCGACACGATCGGCGCCGGGCGCCTCCGTGCGATCCCTGAGACGCCCGTCTGTGTCGAATGCAAGGCTCGCGAGGAGAAGGCGGCCGCGTCGTCGTCGCGCCGGTCCTGGGACTCGGAGCGCGACGCATGAGCGAAGACCGGAAGAGCCTCCGGTATCGCGCCCTGTTCCGCCCCACGACGCGGCCGCCCGCGCCTCCCGACGGAGGCCTCGAGGTCTTCCGCAAGATCCGCGTCCCGAACGTCGTCAACCCGTACAACAAGCCGGCGAAGCACGGCCAGGCGCCGCTCGTCGCGTCCGCCGACGATGCCGCGCTCCGGACCGCGGCCGCGCGCCGTCGAGGCCTCAAGGCGGCGAAGAAGAAGCGGCTCCCGCCTCCGTCGCGCGTCGGTCTCTGAGGGAGGAATCCAGCGATGAAGAGTCTTCGGGAAGGGTACGAGCGGATCCTCGAAGATCGCGCGCGCCGCCTCGCGGAGCGAAAGCGGGTCAAGGCGATCGGCAGCAAGCGCCGCCGGCGCGTCCGCCGGCGAGCTCGAGTTCTCGCCGAGCACGAGCGCGCGACCAGGTCGCCGGCGACGCCGCTCCCGCACGCGGCCGGATGGGCGCGCCAGTCGCGCCACGACTGGAAGCCTCGACACGAGCGGTACTCGAAGGAGGCGGGTCCGCCGGCCGGATCGAAGATCCCGAAGCTCGGCCTCCGCGCCTTCGTCCGTAACGCGATCCGCCGGATCGGGAGGTCCGCATGACGCAGAGCCCGTGCACGTTCGCCACGGCAACGATGGAGTGCACCAGCGAGAAGGGACACGTCGGCCGTCACCGCATGCGGCCGCGCGCGGTCACAGGGGGATCCGGATCCATGGAGACGAGGACCGAGGTCCGAGACGGGAAGACGGTCGAGGTCGCGATCGTGAACGAGACCGGCGGCGCCGTCGAGGTCGCGGTCGATCGCGGCGAGGGGATCTCTGACGCGGGGATCCGCACGATCGCGGAAGGCGTCGTCGATCGCGGCGAGGATCACGAGGACGTTGACGGCGCCGACGCTCAGGGCGCGCCGGCGGCCGCGGCCGATCCTCGAGCGCACGAGCTCGAGCGCGAGGTCCCGGACGGGGATCCCGTCGGCGCGGATCTCGACGTCGCGCTCGCGGAGAACCTCGAACGCCTGGGCGAGGTCGCGCGCGATCTCCGCGACGACGATCCCGTCCCGGCGTCGGAGTGTCGCGAGTGCTCCGTGTGCGAGGGACGCGCGCCTGGTGATCATCACTGGCTCGACGACGTCGACGACGAGACCGGCGATCCGATCCAGATCTGCAAGCACTGTGAAGCGACGCGCCCGCTCCCGGACGACGACGAGGACGACGACCTCGAGGACGAGGACGAGAATCCGGCCACGTCGAGCGCGACGACGTCGACGTCGACGGCCGCGAAGCCTGGTCCCGTCCAGCCGGCGCTCGTGCCGATGACCCAGGAGGAGCTCGGCAAGGCGGCGCACCTTCTCGCAAACCTGGTCGGGGAGAAGAAGGCCATGGTCACGCGCCACCAGGGCGTTCGCGTCGACATGAAGAAGGAGCGCACGGATCTGGACGAGCGGATCGCGAACGTCGCGCGTCAGATCAAGGAACAGGGCCGGTAGTGGCGCGCGCGGAGGTCGTCGTCGCCGTCCGGATCCGGCCGCTCATGTCCTGGCGAGACGCTTTGAAGCTTCGCCTCGCCGGCCGCGACGCGCGCCTCGCAATCATCGGCCACGTCATGGCGCGCATGCGCCTGGAGGACGACGGCGCCCGGAAAGAGTCGCAATGACCACCGGCTACATCGTTCTCGACAAGGTCGCGGGCCCGCAGCACGAGAGCGAGCGCGACGAATCGCGCGGCGTGCTCTTCGCAGGCGCGCCCGTGACGATCTTCCCGTGTCGCGACAAGGCGAGGACGGCGATCCGGCGGACCGTCCGATGGGCGCGCTCGCTCCCTGGCCGTACCCGCTGGCGCGAGACGGACTACCAGATCATGCGGGTTGTCCCGGCGATCCCGATCGCGTCGGCGGCCGCGCTCACGCTTGCCGAGCGCGAGCGGAAGACTGTGCGCGCGTGATCCGCCTCTTCGTGCTCGGCGTCCCGAAGGCGCTCTCCGTCGGGAAGGCGATCCGCACGGGAGGAGGCCGATCGTTCCAGAAGAAGATCAATTCAGAGTGGGCGACGCTCGTCGGCCACGAGGCGCGCGCGCACGCGCCGACGGCGCCGCTCGAGGGCGCCGTCGCCGTCATGGTCCGCTTCTACATGCCGCGGCCGACGTCGGCGCCGAAGCGCGCCGTGCTCCCGCTCAAGCGGCCGGACGTCGACAACCTGGTCCACAAGCTCACCGATCAACTCAACGGCGTCTTCTGGAAGGACGACTCTCAGGTCCTCGATTTGATCGTCTCGAAGCGATACGACCGCGACGAACCGCAAGGCCGTTGCGGCGTCGAGCTCTCCGTCTGGCCGCTCGAGGCGCCGGCGCTGTTCGAGAACACGCTCGAGGCCGCCGGTGGCTTCGACGTCCTCGCGCTCCGGGTCGCCGATGCCGAACGAGTCGATCGAGTCACCGCAACCGTCTTCGCGCCGCTCCAAGAACAATTCCGACTCGTACCGCAAGGAGAGACCTCGTGAGGATGACCGGCTCCATTCAGAGCGTTGAGCCCGGATACCAGACGCGAGGCGGGAGGGACGTCCCGATCCTTCGTGTCCTCGTCGTCGCCGACGACACCAAGGCAGAGGCGTTGATTGAGGTCCCGGCGACGGAAGGCCGGACGTACTACGTCGGCCGGCGCGTCTCCGTCGAGTGGACGCCGCGATGACGATCGGCGACTCCGCGAACCGCTACCCTCTCTCCTGGCCGGTCGGATGGAAGAGGACCTCGCCGCACTACCGCCGGCGCGCGCTCTTCAAGGATCACGGCGGCCGCGTCTCGATCGCGACGGCGACGGCGCGCCTCGAGGCCGAGCTCGATCGCCTGGGCGCCGCGCACCCGCTCCTCTCGACGAACGTCGAGCTGCGCCTCGACGGGCGGCCGCGGAGCGACCGCATGGACCCGAGCGATCCCGGCGCCGCGATCTACTTCCGGATGCCCGACGGCCGCGGCACGTTCCAGGATCGCGTGCTCGCGTGCGACAAGTGGGACCGCGTCGCCGACAACGTCGCGGCGATCGCCGCTCACGTCGAAGCGATCCGCGCCGTCGATCGCTACGGCGTCGGCACGCTCGACCAGGCCTTCGCCGGCTACGCCGCGCTCCCGGAAGGCCGGCGCTCGTACCTCGAGGTCCTGGGTTTCGACAAGGCGCCGACGTCGCGCGCCCAGGTCGAGGAGCGGTACCGCGAGCTCGCGAAGGAGCGGCATCCGGACGTCGGCGGAAGCGAGGACGCCTTCAAAGAGCTCGGCCAGGCGAAGGACGATGCGCTCCACGATCTGCCCGCATGACGGCGCCGGCGCCCGACCGAGAGCAGATCGAGCGCGAGTGGAAGGAGTACGGCGCGCTCCTCGACGACGAGCAGCTCCTCGACGAAGGCCCGTGCCTCGAAATCCTCAACGCCGGCGCCGGCCACCTGAAGGTCTCGTTCGCGAAGGACGACGCGCCCCAGGTCGAACGCGCGCGCCGTCTGATTACCGACATGCTCCGCGCCGGCTACGCGATTTTCGTCGAGGTCGACGGCCAGATGGTGCCGGTCCGCGCTTTCGATCCGGCCACCGACGAGTACTTGATCGACCAGGTCGGCGCGCTCGCGTCCGCGCCGGCGGAGGAGCCCGTCGTCGAGGAGAAGGACGGATTCGTCGTCACGGATCGCCGACGCTCGAGCGAGGAGGCGCCGGCACCGACCACGTGCGCGTGCGGCAAGCCGGCGCGTCACCGTGGACGCTGCAAGGGGAAGAAGGCCGGCGTGTACTCCCGGATGCCGATGGCGACGTCGCGGGCGACCGCGGTGGGAAGGACGGCCGGCGGATGAACCCAGGCGAAGGCACCACCAAGGACTACGTCGCTGCGGCCGTTGAGCAGCGGCGCCCAACCTGGGAAGGGATCGCCCGCGCGCTCAACGTGCACGGGTTCGCGACCGGTGAGTACGCCGGCGTCCCGATGCCGCTTCCTGGGCTCCGGCTCCGTCTCGCCGAGAAGCACCCGATGAAGGCCGCGCTCGAAGCCTTCTACCTCGAGCGCGGCGACGAGCGGGAGTTCGTTTGCACGACCTCTGACGCGAACGAGACCGTCCACCGGCGCAACCGATGGTTCTCCGAGCGGCTCCAGCGGTGGATCGAGCTCTACGACGTCGACGGGAAGGTCGTCATGTTCGGCGAGCCTCACGAGTGGGCGCGCAAGCTGACCATGGATATCGAGACCCTCGGCGCCACGATCGCCTGGGACGTTGCCGCGGAGTTCCGCGCGATGGTTAAGCTCGAGCAGCTCGTCGGCGCGCACAAGGCGCGCCTGTACGCCTTCACCGGCGGATTCATCGAGACGAGCTCGAGGAGCGGCGTCACGTACTACTTCCGCCGGCTCCGGCCGACGCTCGCGCTCCGACCTGGAGCGAACGGCGAGGGGATGCGCGTGCTCGCCGCGCTCTGTCTTCATCCGATCGGCTACTACGACACGACACGCGCCGGCGTCATGGTCCCGACGGACGACGTGCTCGCTCACCTTCTCCTCATGCGCGGCGACGAGCACCGATTTTGGCGCCAGGCGAACCACCACGCACCGTGGGAAGCGGAGGCGGGACTGTGAGCGTGACCTCGATCGAGTGGGCGATGCTGGTGTGGAACGCGATCGCCGGCTGTACGCGCGTGTCCGAAGGCTGCCGCAACTGCTACGCCGAGCGGATGGCGTGGCGCCACGTGCTCATGTGCCGGGCGCTCGGCCGACCCTGCAAGTACGAGGGGACGGTCCACCTGGTGGGCGGTGAGCCGCGGTGGACGGGAAAGCTCAACCTCGACACGGACGCGCTCGACCTTCCTCTGCGTCGCAGGAAGCCGGCGACGTGGTTCGTCAACTCGATGAGCGACCTGTTCCACGAGAAGGTCGAGGACGAGTGGATCGACAAGATCATGGCGCGCATCGTCCTCGCGGATGGCCGCAGTGCGTGGACGCAGCACACCTACCAGGTCCTCACGAAGCGACCGGAGCGGATGCACGCGTACATGTCCGACCCGGACACGCCGTACCGCGTCGGCGCCCAGCGATGCGAGGTCGTCGTCGGGTTCACGCCCCATCGGGACGGCTACGACTGGCGGCACGGCGCCGAGTCGTGGCCGCCGAAGCGGCTGTGGCTCGGCGTCTCCGTTGAGGACCAGGCGACGGCCGACGAGCGCATCCCGCTGCTGCTCCAGACGCCGGCCGCCGTACGGTGGGTGAGCTACGAGCCGGCGCTCGGGCCCGTGAACTTCCGGCCGTTCTTCACCACCTGCGGCTACGCGACGACGGAGCACTTCGCGTGCTGTCACGCGTATCCGCATCCACCAGTCGGTCTCGACTGGATCGTGGTCGGCGGCGAGAGCGGGCCTGGCGCGCGGCCGTTCGACCTCGAGTGGGCGCGCTCGACGGTGGCGCAGTGCAAGGCGGCCGGAGCCGCCTGTTTCGTGAAGCAGCTCGGCGCGCAGCCGTACGAGGAGCGCGTGCTCTACGGCACCGGGCCGTGGGGCCCGGCCAAGGAAGACGTCGAGGAGCGGGCGCTCAAGCTTCGAGACCGCAAGGGCGGCGACCCCGCCGAGTGGCCCGAGGACCTCCGCGTCCGGGAGTTCCCGCGTGTCTGACTACTACCTCGGCGCCGACTTAGTCCAGGCGAGCGATCGAGTACGTGCGCCCGACGGCACCGCATACCCTGCAACGATCGTCGAGCCCACGCCGAACGGTCACGGCGGTCTCGATCTTCGCCAGGTAGGACACGATCACGTCCACGCCGACTTGGGCACGGAGCGCGAGGCAGTCGACGCACAGGGGGCGCTCCATGATCAGGACTGTGATGAGCGCGGCGACCGCGGGCACGTCGGGATTATCGCAGAGTCCGACCTACTCTCCGAGGAGGCGCTGCATGGCATAGAGCCATGCACCCCAGACGATGGTCAACCGATCAAGAGCGCGTTCATCGACCTGAGGCCAGCGCTCGCGGATCGTCAACGTCATCTGGTCAGCGGTCAGCAGAGGACGCGCGCCCTGTTTGGTGTGCCCGCCCTCGAACGCATGGCGACAAAGCTTGAACAGATCGCCACGGTACGGCTCTTGGCCTGCCCAGGCGACGTTTGCCGTCAGCAACATCACCACATCCGTCAGGATCTCTTCGCCGTCCATGATCGCCTCCGAGGCGGCAGTATAGCTGGCCGAGAGACGCCGACGATCGCAATCCATGCGAGGACGTCGTCGTGACGCCGCGCCGGCGGAGCGAGATCACGGTCGAGGAGTGGGTCCGCTTCGAGTGGATGGACGTCACGACCGCGGCGGATCTTGAGCCGGTCTTCCTCCAGGGCGCCGAGCGCATCATCGACGCGCGGCCACTTCACGAGATCGAGGCCGATCGTCTCGCGCGACTGCATCCGGTCGCTCTCGAGGCGATCCTCCAGGGACGTGAGAGCCCGCGCTCCTCGCTCGAGGCCGAGATCCACGCCGAGGGAATCACCGATCCGGGGACGGTCGATGCGCTCACGCGCGTCGTCTTCTCGACCGCGGAGGCGATCGCCGGCGGGATGCCGTCGCCGCGGATCCTGGTCGGCGTCGTCGCCTCGATCCTCCTTGGCGTCCGCCTGGCGCGGAAGGGGATCGTGTGACCTGGCCGTTCAATTGCCAGTATCACGAGGCCGGCGTGCGCGCGGTCCTCGCGCCGCTCCCGGTCGCGAGCTCGATCACGTTCCACGTCGACGACCGTCCGACGCCGGCCGTCTACTGGCTCGTGTGCGTTGTATGCCGCTCGAGCGTCGGTCTTCCGGTGCCGACCCCAGGAGTCTAGTGAAGGACGAGATCCTCCGGATCCCGCCGCACAACCTCGACGCCGAGCGCGCCGTCCTCGGCGCCGTCCTCATGGCCTACCAGGTCAACCTCCCGCGCGTCGTGGCGCTCCGCGCCTCTGACTTCTTCACGGAGGCGCATCGGGAGATCTTCGACGCGATCCTCTCGCTCGGCGCGAACGGATCCGCGATCGACCTGATCACGTTGTCGGAGGAGCTCCGTCGTCGCGACCAGCTCGACTTCGTCGGCGGTCCTGCGATGCTATCGCTCATCGTCGAGCAGGCCTCGATCGCCGCGTACGTCCCGGAGTACGTCGCGATCGTCCGCCAGAAGGCGATCGTGCGGGAGGTCATCCAGATCGCGACGACGGCCGTCGCGGAGGCCTTCGACGATCGCGTCGACGCACAGCTCATCCTGGACCTGGCGCGCGATCGGTTCGACGAGATCGCGAAGCGAGCGATCATCGCAGAGAAGCCCTTCGTCGCGCTCACGGCCGCCGAGCTGCTCGCGCTCGAGATCCCGGATCCGGTCTTCCTCCTCCACGGATGGATCCCGGCCGGCGCGCTCACGTTCGTCGTCGGCGACTCGGAGGCGTTCAAGTCCTGGTTCACGCTCCTCCTCGCCGTGTGCGTCGCGGCGGGCCGGACCTTCATGGGGATGCACGTCGTCCAGGGCCCGACCCTCGTGATCTCCGAAGAGAACGGCCTCCCCGAGGACAAGCGGCGTGTGGGCCTGATCTTCCGCGGTCTCCGCCTCGATCCCGTTGGCGTCCCGATCTACGTCGCGAGCGACACGTCGTTCAACTTCGACGACCGCACGAAGTACAACGCCATGCGCGCTTTCGTCCAGGAGCACGGGGTCACCACGATCGTCGTCGACTCGCTCGTCCGCGTACACCGGCGCCAGGAGAAGGACGCCGGCGAAATGTCCGCGCTCTACACGGAGCGCGTGAAGCCGCTCAACCGCGAAGGCGTCGCCGTGATCGTGCTCCACCATCGGCGCAAGCTCGCGACCGGCGCGAATGGCGCCGTCGCGCCGGTCTCCGACAACGACGAGATCCGTGGATCCGGCGATCTCCGCGCGGCCGCGCACGCGGTCCTCTTCCTCAAGCTCGTCTCGAACGACAAGGTCGTTGTCCGGCACAACAAGGCGCGCGGGTGGAAGAAGCAAGAGGCGTACGTCTTCTCCATGAAGGACGGCGACGACGCCGGCGGCGCCTTCGTCACGCTGACGAACGAGGGGAAGCCCGTCGAGGCGCTCGATCGCCGCGAGGCCTGCAAGCTGGCGATCCTCGAGTTCGCGGCCGCCCAAGAGTCGAGGATCTTCACGCAGACGCAGCTCGAGTCGCACTTCCAGGCGGAGAAGAAGGCGGGCCGGACGTCATTCTCTAGGAAGGTCTACGGCCCGATGTTGAAGGAACTCTCGAAGGATGGTGTCCCGCTGCAACTCGACTCCACCGGGCGCCTCAAGTTCTACAAGCTCGTGCGTGACGACGAGCCCGACGACGACGAGCTCGAGCCAGGCGCGCGCGACGTTCCGTTCTGACCAGGATTCACCGCGAGCGGTGAATGATCACCGCCGCCAAGAGGAGGAGACGATGACGACGATCAAGCCAACGCACGAGGTCAAGATCTGGCCGCAGTACTTCGAGGGCATCCTCGCCGGGACGCTCACGTATCAGATCCGCCAGGCCGAGCGCGAGTACATGCCCGGCGACGAGCTCGTCCTTCGTGAGTGGGTCCCGACGACCGGCGGTGCTGTCGAGGGCGACGGGTTCTACACCGGCCGCAAGACGGCGCGCTCGATCACCTACCGCATGGACGGGCCCGCGCTCGGCATCGGGGACGGCTACTGCATTCTCGGCCTCGAGGATCCCGCGGTCGAGGCGCTCCGCGATCTCCTGGGCGCGATCGAATCGGACGAGAAGGTCACGAAGGTCCTCGACCGCGGCGCCGCGCTCGATCTCGCGCGCCAGGTCCTCGCCTCGAGGCCGGCGCGCCCATGACGCTCTACGCGGAGCGGTGGGCGGCGTTCTGGTCTCGACCGTGGATCCTTCGCGATCCCGTCACGCTCGAGCCGATCGAGCGGCCGGACGTCGAGGACCGTGGTGACGAGGATCCGCCTACGCCGTGACGCGGGCCCAGGTCTTCCCGGCAGTTCTCATCGCGCTACAGGTCGGCGCCGGCGCCGTCTACGCATTGGACGGCGACGCGCGCCGCGCGATCTACTGGCTCGCGGCCGCAGTGATCAACGCAGCCGTCACCTTCTGAGGGCATCCCATGACGTGCAGAGTCGCGCGCGACGTCAACGTCCCGAGGGAGTGCGGGTGTCTCTTCTGTCGCCTTGAGCGTAGCGGCGCGATCGCGCGGCCGGCGCCGACGCCGGTGGCCTGCACGAGGCGCCAGTGAAGGCGCTCACGCTCACGCAACCGTGGGCCTCACTCGTCGCGATCGGCGCGAAGCGGCTGGAGACGCGATCGTGGTCGACGTCGTATCGCGGGCCTCTCGCGATCCACGCGGCGAAGGGGTTCCCGCGATGGGCGCGTGAGACGTGCTACCAGCAACCTTTCGCCGGCGCGCTCGGCCGAGGCGGCTTCAACTCGCCGCACGACCTCCCGGTCTCCGCCTTCGTCGCGCTCGTCGACCTGGTCGACGTCGTCACGACGGAGAGCGTCTCGCCGACGCTGCACGATCGAGAGCGCGCATTCGGAGACTACGCGCGCGGGCGCTTCGCGTGGATCCTCTCGAGGCCTCGACCGATCGAGCCGGCGATCCGGGCGAAGGGAGCTCTCGGTCTATGGACGCCGGCGCCGCTCGCGCTCGAGGGAGCTCCATGATGATCGCTCACGTCGACACCGTCGCGGTCTCGATCGGAGCGACGCCGCGCGCCGACGAGCTTCTCTTGGAGGCGATCCGCGCCGGCGCACCAGGGATGTTCTGGTGCTGCCCGGTGGAGTGGTTCCCGATGGTGGGGTCTTACTTCACGTTCCGGCTTGCCAGGTGGTGGCGCCGTCGCCTTCTCTCGCGCGATGCGGCGATCGTGTTTGCGACGCCGTATCTTCTTGAGGACCTGGAGCCGTGACCGGCTGCGGCGTCGACGCCGGGCTCGCGTGAAGCTACTCGGCCGCGATCGACTCCGCCGCAACGGCCGTCGACGTCGCCGCGGCCGCCCGCTTCGCCTTGCGCTCGGCTCGAGCCTTCGCCTTCTCACGCGTCTTCTTCTTCCACACGTTGCGCGCGCGGCGAGCGGCCGTCTTCTGCTTCGGTGTCCTCTTGCCTCCGCCGGCGGCGCCGCGGCAACACATGAAGAGCACGGCCGGCGGCCGGCGGTGATCCTCGCACGGGGGATGGATCTCGACGAGCTCGAGCAGCTCGACCCCGGCCGCTTCGCGGCCGGCGGCGACGACGTCGCGCACGCTCGAGGTCGCGCGCTCGTCGTCCCAGGCCTCTGGGACGCGCATCACGACCGTGATCAGCTTCGTCGTCTCTGCCATGGCGCCTCCTTCGTACTTCCGGATCGTATCGGAGCACGCTTCCTTGTGTCAACGTAGCGCGCTACGACGATTCCGCCGGCGGCGCTTGGACGGCCTTCGGGCACCGCTCGAGGAGACCGGCCGCCATGGCGGCTCGCTCTCGGTCCGGGTGCGGGACGCCGCCATAGGTCCGATGGCCGGAAGGTCGTTTACACGCGGAACCGACTGGCGCGTGGCAGACGGGACAGGGGACCTCGAGCGCGGGATCGCGCGGCCAGGTCTGGCCGCACAGAGCGCACTCGAAAACCGGCGCCTGGCGGCGGCGGGCGGCGTTCCTGGGCCCGTTCTCGCTCACGGCCTACGCTTCCACGGGGAGCGCGTCGATCGCCTTCGGATAGGGCCCCAGGGCGGCCAGGTGACGCCGCAGAGAGCGATCGAGGGCCCAGGCGTACCGATGGTTGCCGCGGTGACGAACCGGCCGCGTCACGCGGGGGAGCCAGGCCTGGAGCCAGCCGGAGAGGTCGCCGGCGGCCGCGGCCGGCGACGCGCCGAACCGCTCGAGGCGTGCGGCCGCGTACGACCATCCGCGCTCGCCGCTCCGGATCTTCGAGATCGCGCGAGCAGGGAAGACGGTCCCGTCCGGGAGGAGGCGGAGCGTCTGAGCTCCAGAGCGGCCGAGGTACGTCCCGTTGCTTGCCTGGTAGATCGTGCCGACGTGACCGCCGAAGATCGTCGTCCCGTCCTCGAGGCACCGCGGGAGCGGATCCGAGAAGGACACTACGCCGGCGATCCCGCGGCCGCGGAGGATCTCGAACGCGCGAGCGAGGAACCAGGTCTCGCCGTTCGCCGGCACATCGTCGAGGAGCACGAAGCGGCCGAGCTCGACGGCGTTGATCGCCGGCACCGGGAAGACGTTCGTGAGCACGCGATCGGAGCACGGGTGCGAGAAGACCGCGACGCCGGCGAGCGCGTGATCTCGGTAGAGGCCGAAGCGGAACCGCGCCGCCGGGTAACAGCCCGAGTAGTGATGCTCGAGCACGAAGGCCTTCGCGACCTGGTCCTCTCGGATCTCCTCGACGGAGTACTTCGAGGTCTCGATCGGTTCGCCGGCCGGCCGGTACGAGTCGCGGCGATCGCGCCAGCGTTGCACGATTCGGGCGATCACTTCGCGCCCCGCGGGAGCGACGTCACCGGCGAAACCGCCCATTGGCCGGACGGCGAGAACCCGACGACCGTGAGCGGCGACTCCTTCCCGCCGATGATCTGGACGTCCTTGAGACCAACGGCGCGCCACTCTTCCGCCAGACGGACGGCGCGGGCGATGCGGCCGCCGCAGTGGACGCAGCGGTGATTGGCGTCGTGCGCGCGTCGCGTGTGCGCGTGCAACCGCTCGGCGGTCGTGAACTCCACGCCGCGGCAGAAGGGATGGAGACAGGGGAACGTCGGGATCGTCGACGGGGCCGTCTCGGTCATCATGGTCTCCGTGTTTTCCCGTTGATGGTGAAACTAGGCGCCGCGTTTGAATGCGGCGCCGCACGAATCGCAGTGAGCGGCGAAGGCATCGGAGGCGATCCGGACCTTGACGGCCGGCGTCCCGTCTTCCTTCGCGCACTCGCAGATCCAGAGGCGGAGGCGCGAGCCGGAACCCGTGCCGCGCGACGTGCCGCCGCGCGTCCCGATCCCCATCGGGCACCGGCGGATCTTCGGCGCCGTCGGAAGGCCCGCACCGCCCAGGTGCGAGCGGAAGGCCGGCGCGCCGTCGGTCGGGTGGTCGAGCTCGGCGATCGCCTTCCAGAGCGCTCGCTCGAAGTGAGCCTCCTCGTACGCCTGGCCGCCGGCCTCGACGTGCGTGAGACCGAGTCGCGCGGCCGCTTCCCTCCAGGCCTTGCCGTGACCCGTGCCGGCGCCGGCGAGCACGTGCGCGAGCTCGTGGATCGTCGTCCCGGCGATCTGGAGCGCGCTCTCCTCACCGGAGGCGCACACTTCGATGAAGTCCTTCGTCTCGCCGTCCTTCCACGCGGCGTAGAACGTGACGCCGCGCGTCCCGCGGATGGCGCCGACTCCGTAGACGACCTTCGCCTCGACCAGGCGACGGAGCTCCGAGCCTTCCTCGATCCGCGCGATCGCGAGCGCGCGCACGGCCTGGATGTACGACTCGTGCGTCGTCGCCTTCGTCTCGTTCCCGTTCGCCATGGCCTCGTCCTCCTCGCTGTCGTTCGTACCGTGCTACGAACACAGTTATATCGTAGCACGCTACGACATGTCAAGCATGGAATCGCCGAGGGTGGGGTCGTCCAAGGCGGAACGGGGGGCCCTGCCGGACGCGATCGTCGAGATCCTCGTCGCCTGCTCCATCCCGTTCTCCGCCTGGGCCGAAGCGTCCTCTCGGATGGACCAATCGTAGCGCGCTACAGATCTTCAATCAGGAGCGCGCTACGATCCGGTGGTACGTGCAGATCTACGGTACAGACACTCATCTTCGTGTACCCGGCCGGTACAGCGTCGGTACAGGATCAATGGCGTTCGTGGCCTAACTGTGCGTGGGGAAAGGCAGAATGATTATGTACCGAACCGGACCCTGTACCCGCACCGCTCCGGGACACGATCAGGTGAAAGGTCCTATCTGTACCGTGTACCGCCGCTCTATAGAGCGGTACACGGTTCACCATCGTTCCCGTCCGACCAGAAACGCGCGCACTTCTCGAGCGAGCGAGGCCTCTGCAACCGGGTGCACACCCGGGGTGCGATGGGTCCTTCCGCGAGGGGGGGAGGTACGGGTGAGCGCCGG